ATTCCCGTTATGGCATCGTATGTTGTTTTTGTGCCTGTTCGTGGCTGCATATTTGCAAAATAATTCTTTTGAGGAGTCCAAAACTCCGTTAACCCGTTGATGTCTGTCGGCAAGTTGTTTTCTTGCATATTTTGAGAGTTAAAAGGAATGCCATACATTGAGAAAACATCTGTAAGTTCTTGGAAGTGTCTCATGTAGTCGTTTCTCTTTTTAATTGGTTCAAATCCTAAGCTTGTTAAAACATTGTTTGCTTTATCGATATAATTATCGTATTTATTTCGTATTACTGTTGCGGCACGCCTAATTCTTTTTCTAGTTTTGGCATCTTTGAACTCTTTTGCTAGTTCCATATCTCCATACTCTTTTTTTTGCCCTGATTCGTCCATCCATACGCCTTCGCCGTACTTTTGAACTGCCGCGCTCTCTTTGCTCTTTGCCTTAATCCCCAAATCTTTTATATCTTGCCTTTGCTGATTTTGCCATTTAATACTGTCCGCCTCGTTATCTAGTGCAGGCTGAAATATAAGAGAGTTTATTATGTTTCCCTCTTTTCTTCCAAACACTAACTCCGTAGATCTTATAGTATCGGTATTATTCAGCAAAAGCACGGGAATATTTTTTGCATTATCCAAAGCATCTTCAAAAAAACTGCTTTCATTTTCAATGAGACTTTTGCGAAGTTCTTTTCTCGTCTTTTTGTAAGTGCTTTCGGGTTCTTGCTCTGTTTCAAGTTTTGAAGTTTCTTTTATCGATGCGATATCTTGTGAAGTTTCAACCGTTTTTACAGGTGCTAAATCTTTACCCGTTGCAGTATCTGCGTTGTTTCCTTGATACTTAATGTCACTTCCGAATATATCGTTTTTAGTGGGTGCTATTTGAGTGTTTGGATTTTTAAGAAAAAGTTTGACACTATTTTCAGAATTTTGTGATATACTATTATTGACATCATTTTTATCTTGTGATATAGTGGTGTCAGTGGATGCACCTTTTCCGTTGTTCTTCGCATATTGCGATTGGGCGGCGTGTGCATCCGCTTTTTTTATTGAAATTCGTGTAGGTATAAAATCTATAATATTAGCATTTGTGCCATTATAAAGTCTCTGCATCTCTTTAAACCTTGTATTATACTCGCCTTTTGTAGTGGCAAACTGCTTTACCATTTCTTTAAGCTCTGTATGTTCTTGCGTACCCTCAAACAGATGTGTTGTTTCGTGACCTAGAATCCTATTGATGGCATTGTCAGAATCAATGTTAATCAATACTTCGCCATTCTTATTAACTAACCCATTAATAGTCTTGCCCTCAATGCTATATCCCATTTCTGCGAGTTCATCGTTATTAGTAATATGATATTGTGCCTGTCTATCATCAGCGAGTTTAGAAAGCATTTCAAATGTTTGATGCGATTTGGTAGAATTGTTTGCCTTTTTGATAAATTCATCAGCAATCTTTTTCTTATAATCGCTATCTTCGTCTTGAACTTCATAAACAAACTTTTGACTTTTTAGTTTGGCTTCACGATAACTATTTTGCAATAAATTATCATTTTTGAGCATTGACATTAATTCATTATCTTTAGACGTTTTCAATTCGCTTATTTGAGCCTGTATTTGCCCTTTTTCTTCCTCGTTAGTAGTTTGTTCTAATTGAGTTTCAAGTGCTTTAATTCGGCTCGTGGTCGCACCTGCAAGCGTGTTCTCAATGCTTTCAATATCGAAGTTTCCATTCAGAAGGTCAGTTTTAACTTCTTCTGTTATTTTATTAATTTCATTTTTATTCAAAATAGACTTTGTATAGTCTATTTCGCCATTGTCTAACTGCTGAATAACCTTGTCTTTTATATTCTGCTTTTCAGCATTATTAAGAGTTCCGAAAGTTGACTCTTTTTCGCTGATAAGTTGGTTTGCTTTCTCATTTACGGCTTTTTCTTTTTGTGCTTTATTTGTTCTCTCTTTTACTGCGTTATCAACTACACTTTTTTCGTTCTGCGTGAGGCTTATTCCTCCCGCCTTGCCTCTTGTGATAGCGTTCAAAGCAACGGTGCTTAATGCGGTTACAAGAGCCGTCTCACTTAAATCATCAATGCCATAGCTTGCGTTAGGGTCAACGGTGCCTTTATCAACAGCAGTTCCCGCAATATCCGATATAGTTTCTTCTAGAACCTCACCGCCGATATTGTAGCCTTCTTTAAGAAGTTTTTGTGTTAATTCTTTTTTAGCGAGTTTTAATATCCCCTTTTCTGCTAAGTCGTCAAGAGTTCCTTTACCTAATACTTTAAAACCACCTGTGAGCATTTCGGTTAAATATTCCGTTTCGCCTTTAATATTTCCTATCTTTATGGCTGTTTCAAGGTCTGCACCTTTATTCAACGCTTCTGTTGTCGCACTGCCTTTTGCTCCAAACGCCATTGTAGCAAGTCCAACATTTGGGCTTTTTGTAGCGAGAGTTGCTCCAATAGTAGGTATCATCCTACCAACAACGCCAGCCACTGTGCCAGCAGTTTGTAAAGGCTTACCATACACTTCTTTTTCCTTGTCGAGACTTTCTCTTGCATTGTAGTATGGTGCCGATATCGTTTTGCCTATTTTTTCAACCTTTGTATCTGTGTTATCAGGAAGAACGCTTCCCGCTGCTTGAATAGCCTTACCAATAGGAGTTTCAGGAGAGCCAGCGTTCAACGCAAATTCAACCGTTTTATTCAAGATGTTGCCGTCTTTTTTAAATGCGTTATAAGCACTGTTGACTGAGTTCGCTGTAAGTTTTGAAGCAATTGAAACTGGGTCTGACCACTCTAAAATAGATTCAAAAAGGTCTATGCCTGTTTTTAATATCGATTTATTTTCGCCTTTTTTAAGGTTGCTTTGAAGCTCCGTTGCCGTAGCTTCTCCAATTCCAGAAAGCCCACCTAATGCTTCTGTGCCAAACTCTTTAATAAGATACCCCGTACCATTTAATATCTTATTACTTACATGGGTTTTTGCACTTTCAGTTCCTTTTTTTACGGTGTTTGGGCTATCCGCAACAAGAAGCTTTTTCTTTTTCTTTTTAATTGTTCCATCTTTGTCCACATAAAAATCAGCCATCGTATAGCCTCCTTATCTTGAGCCTCCACCTGATTTTTTCATCGAATTGAAAGTTTTGGCGGGAATTTCAATATATTTGTTCTTTTCGCCTGCCCAATAATAATAACGTGTCGCTCCATTTATTTTTGCAGTCCATATGTTTTGGTCTTTAGTATTGTAGTCAAGGGTAACCCCTGTTTTTGAAAGCTTTACGCCTCCGATATTATTAGGCTGATATTTAACCCCGCTCTTATCTGTTACTGAGAATGTTCCATATTTTACATCTGGATTGATTGCACCGCTATACCAACTTGTTTTTATCTGAGCACTTTGAGTTGACCCCTGCTTATTAATTGTAGCGTTAGCATTAGCTTGTTCTGTTGCTCTCGTTGCCGAATTTGTAGCGGCTATATTTGCCTGTTCTAACGCATAGTTTTGATTATATTGTCTAACACTTTCCGCAAGCTGATTTTCAGTGTTAATTTGAGATTGTACATCTTGCCATCTTGAATAATATGTATTGTTAACTTGTTGCTGTTGCTGTAATTGCGTTTGTAACAGAGTATTCTTATATTGAAAGCCCTGTAAAGATAACTGTAATTGTGTTTGAAGTGCGTTATATGCTATCTCTGCCAATTTAGCGTTGTTAGCGAGCTGTGCCTCTTTGATAGAATTGTCATAATTAAGCACTGCTCTGCTGAATACATCTCTTGCGGTTGCCACTCTGTTTTGATACTGATTATACATGCTAACTTTTGAAGACTCGCTATATCCAGAGGTGTTTAATCCTTGCGATGCCATTTGCTCAGCATTTGCACTGTATTGGTTAGTTTGCTTTTGAAAGTCAACATAAGAACCTGATTGCTCTTTGGTGTAATCTTTTTCTGCTTGTTCTTTTTGTTGACCAATTTTTTCAGTGATAAAGTTAGTGTTGTCTTGCTGTATTTTTTGCTGTGTAGAAGTATAATCTTTAGCAGCGTTTATTTGGTCCTGGTAGTATTGGTCGCTTTGATTAATCATTGAATTATATGTATTGTTTACATTGTTAAGCTCATTTGCTTTTCCCGCTTCTACAGCTGCGAACCTTGGGTCATTATAATCTATTGCCATTTATTGCCCTCCTATCTTTTTAAATATCCACCTACATATGCTTCTAAAGTGCACGAATACAACTCAAACGGGGTTAGAGAAGTAAACCCTAATTGTATTGCTTTCCACTTTTTCTTCTTTATCCTGTTTACTACATACCCTGTAGAGTCTGAATGTTCAGCGACGAGCTCAGGAATATTATCCTTGTCGGCTTTAACTGATATGACAACAGAGCCTATGACGTCTGTTACACATCCTCGTTTGCTTGTCGTCTTTTGATATTGAGGGTAGTTATATTCATCAAACGGAGTATACCAATACGAGAGAACACTTCTTGTTGAAGATGTGTCGGTTAGCGAATATATTCCACTTGCTGTGCCTAAATAAAAAATCCCATTGTCTACCTTTGTACAGGTAATGGAGTCCGACAAATCCCAATAAAACCACTCATACTCAATGTGATTTTCGTTTGTGAATGTTGCTCTGCTATCAGCTAAATATACTTTTGCACCAATGATAACAAGTAAATAACCTTGCCATTCTTCAAGTATCATGTTTTCATAACTCGTTTCTGATAGCAACTTCCTGTCTACCATAGAACTTCTATGAGCAATTATTTGCTCTGTTGTAACATCACCGTTAATAGCTTCCATTCCTCTATCAGAAAAGAACGCTATATCATCATTGAAATTTACAGCACCACCGATGCATCCCGTTGATATGCTCGAGTGTGTGCTTGGATAAATCTTTCCGTAATCACTATCTATTACAGGATTATGGTAAAAAACCGTTGTATTGGCTTGTGATGGCTTTTTGAACACCCAAAGGGCGTTATTACCTGCCACAAGTCCAGTTATCGGTGACAAGTCCATCC